TGAATGGTAAAAGTTGTAGCTGAAGGTACAGTCTTAACTTCAAATAATATATCATCAAAGTCAGCTGCTACGTAATCGGTATCAGGAGAAGTAAAAGAACCTGCGTTTTCAAAAGTAAGTATGTCTCCAATTTCTAAATTGTGAGGAGAGCCAGTGGTAATTGTAACGGTAGTCGATCCATTCGTAGTAGTAATATCTGCTCCTGTTTGTTGTCTATCAGGATCAATAGGTGTAATGTCATAAAAATCTCCAGAATAATAAACGTACAAACATCTATTCGTACCAATTGCAGCATATTTTCTACCATCTAAATCAACCCAAGCATGTTGAGCACGTGCTACTCCAATCATAGAATATTGATTAGCTTCAACCCATCCGCCTATTTTTTCAGGTTGACCGTACCTAAAACGTACATTATCCCCATCTACCCAGTTATTTTCATTCTGAGTATCGGTTAATTGTTTATTGAATCCAGGTCTAAATGGTATTTTTACTAAAGCCATATGCCTATTTTATAATACTTATGCTTATAAGTATAGGTTACTTACCGATATGGATTAACTAGATCTCTTTAAAAAGACTACAGATTATAGTTTAGGAAACTCGCCTAAAGGTCTAGAAGACACATCATTTGCGCCTATCGTATAAGTAAATAAAGCCTCTAGTGCCTCGACACTTGCTGCACCATCAATAGCAACTTCCATCTCATTTGATTTTGCTCTAACTGCAGTTCTGTACGTAGCAACCTCTGCAGGAATTTCTGTACCTGCTTCTGCTTTTCTAACTACATACCAATCCGTAGACTGTAGTAATCCAGCTGCTTGTGCTTTAATTTGTTTTTTCTCAATTGTTTTTAATCCAGGAGTAACTACTTGGTTACCTGCTTCATCTAATACGGGTTGATTGTTTTCATCTACTGCATTGATATCTACTAAAGATTTACCAATAGCAGGTGCATAAGAAGCAATTACTTTATCATTGGCGAAAGTAAAACTTTCCGCTCCATTGATATAAAATCTTGTGTCTTTTAAATTAGCGGTATTATACTCTACTTCATAAATTCCATTTGCCGCACGTTGTGCCGCGTCCCAAGCTGGAGCTGCTTTAGAAAAAGAAGCTAGACTTGAGTTTACTTTTACTACCTGGTTGTTTTCGACTTTTGCGTACATATTGTCTCCTATTATAAGTTAAAAGCTAAAGTTTGTCTATATATTAAATTCATCTCTTATCTAGCAGTTGTAGGCACATAATTTCCAGCTACGAGCGGGCTTTCTGCAAATGCCATGTAGATGTATGAACCACCTGATGCGTTTATTACTCCATCAGATTGTCTGATTTTAAAACCATTAGATACAAAATCTGATGCTGGACTATTTGTTGTATATTCTGCACCTGAAGAATTTGGTGTTAATGCTTTATTTGTTAAATTATATCCATCTCTTTTATTGTCTAGTAATCCCCAATTATCTGCACTATCTGTTCTTTTTGTAATAACAAAAGCTGGTTTAAACCCAGTATAAACAAACGTACCATTTGAACTTCCATTACCTGTATAAGAACCAAACTTGCTGAAACCTTTTTTCTCTGCAAAAACATAACCAATATTATTGTCGTTAGCAGCTAATCCACTTGTAATAGTAAATACATTTGCTGTGGGTTCAACTTGTCCTGCACCACCACCACTTGCCGCACCTGTGGTATTTAAAACAAGAACATTTCCACTCATTGTCCCTAATCCTTGATTCACTACTACCCAGTTATTGACTGATTGTTTTGATTTAATTATAATACAAGCTGGTTTTTGTCCTAGTCCATGTCCTACAGTTCCACTATTTCCTGTCCAACTTACAACACTAAATCCTGCTGTTGTATTAGCTGAAACAGTAGAAGCTATACTTCCTTGAGTATTAGATACACCTGTTCCACCAGCTAACCAATTCCATGATGCAAAAGTTCCACCCGAACCATTGATTCCACCTTCTGTACCTAAAGTAAAACCATCACTATCAAAAGATGTAACAGACGTTCCTCCATCTACTCCACCTGTAAATTCGGCTGAAGTTGAATCAGAAAATAATGCTTTATTAGTACCTTGAACTATATTTTGTAAAAAATTTTGACCAGATGTGCTTCTTCTTTTACACCAAACAAAATCAGGTTGAAACCCAACTCCAGTAATAGATTGTCCTGTACCATTACCTGTATAAAGTTTAGTATTAAAATATTCGTTAGGTTTATTTATATTAGAGTATGCCATGGTTTATCCTTGAAAGTTTATGTTTTGTGTGCATATAGCATAATAATTTACTCCATTAATAGTAGGAGAATATTCAAAATTACCAAAGCCATTAGCATCTGAGTTACCTGAAGATATACTAAAGGGAGGATTACCAAAATTGAAATAATCCGTAAAAGTATTAGCTGTATTACTTTGAACATAGGGAAAATAAAAACCAGTTTGTCCATTAGTTGTAGTTAAACCCCCTGACCAATCTAAACCATTTGTATATCCTGTATTCATATAATTACTTCCATTTTTATAAATAATTAAAGTAGAATTATCTAAATCAAGATAAAACCCAAAAATATCATTTGCAAATCTATCTGTTAAAAAAGCATTATCAACACTTGTTGTTCCTAATTGTCCTCTATAATTTGTTCCACTAGGAGTTCTAAAACCTATGGTATCTCCAGCAGCTCCTATCCCTGATGTATTAAATCCAACAATAGGATAACCTTGATTATCTGCTGTATTTTCTGTTTGTTTATATTCAAAATACCATTTACCACTTGCTACACCTAAAGTTGAATAAGCAAAAGTATCGGATGTCATAGAAACAGCAAGATTTCCTTCACTAAAACCTGGAAGACCTGTTGTACCTGCTCCACTTCTTCCTAAAGGATTCATAGTAGCAAAATTATTCGTAGGAGTATCTGTGGTTTGATCTAAAGATGTTAAGCCACTAGTTGTCCAATTATTTCCATTACCAGAACTATCGGTTCCTAATGCGCCACTGTTTTGAAAGTTTAAATAAAATCCATTATTTCCATAAGTTCCAACATATGCCTTAGGCTTCCAGTTTCCAGAAATGGAATCAAATTCTCCAAATGATGTTGGTTCTAATGCTTGTCCATCAATGAAATAATATTCAGATAAATAACCATCTAAATATTCTGTATTGGTATCAGTTTCATAACCAATACCTCTAGTGATACCACTTGTATTCCATCTATAAACATCATCGTTTAGTGCATAATTTGTTCTTGAACTAAATGAAGTAACCTGTGTACCATTTACATATAATCTATTTCTATCATCTGCTGTTGCGTCAGTAGTATCAATAACAACGTGGATATTATACCAAGATCCAACATCTCTAAAAACTTGATTGGTTGTTAATTCAAAATTATTTCCACTTGTATAGTCTTGTAAAATAATTTTATCATTACTATGAAATCTAAAATCAAAAAGATTGCTTCCATCTAATCTTGATGAAGCAAATAATTGAATATCTGTTATAAATGATCTTTTAACCCAAAAATTCCAAGTCATAATTCTAGTGCTTGTCGCTGTAGTCGGTACAGTTTGAGTTAATTTGGGTCCATCATCATTATTAAATCTTACTGAATTAGCAACAGGATACGTGATCCCTGATACAACAGGCCAGAGTCCTTCTCCTTGATACTTGGTAGCATCTTGCAATCTCCATACACCACTAGCCGTGCCTAACGGTCCTGTTGGTATATTATCGGGTCCAATGATTCCGCCGTTTGATTTTGCCATAATTATCTATACCTTATTCCTGTTCATTTATCTAGCCGTTGTTGGTGTTCCATCGGATCCTACGAATGGAGATTCTGCAAAAGCCATATAGATGTAATTTTGTCCTGAACCATTAATTCCATTTGAAACTGGATTTCCCCTAACTTTAAAACCATTAGAAAGTGAATCAATTAATAAATATCCGCCACTACCATTTGTATCTTCTGCATTAGAAGAATTAGGTGCTAATACTCTTTGTTGAACATTGTAAGTATCTCTTTTACTATCCCATATTTGCCATTGTTCTACACCACCAGTCCATTTAATTAATACCCAAGCTGGTTTAAATCCAGTATAGACAAAAGGACCATTTCCAGCACTTCCATTTCCTGTGTATGAACCAAACTTGCTGAAACCTTTAACATCTGTGAAGCAGTAAGCGATAGCAGAAGCAATTGGATTACTTTCATTATCTGCTCCTAATCCAAAAACTGTTGATGACATAGCAGAAATATCAAAATGAGTAGCACCACCAGTTATTAAAGCTTCTGTAGTATTTATTCGTAAAAATTTAAAATCTGAATCACATACACTTGCATGATATACATTCCAATTTCTTGCATTATCTCTATCTTTAATAATGATAACTTTAGGAACAGCACCAAGTCCATGACCAACTGTTGCACCTAATGTTTCATTTCCTGTAAAAGACACAATACTAAATCCACTTGTGTTATTAGCTGAAACAGTAGAAGTAATTGAGCCATTTGTGTTGGATGCAGTTCCGTTTGCAGCTTTCCACGACCAGCTTACAAACTGACTACCATTATAATTTGTATTGTCGGCCGTTGCTCCTGATATAGTAAATCCATCAGAATCAAAACTATTAAATAAATCAAAACCAGTTAATTCTGCATTTGTAGCATTTGATAGTAGTGGTAAATTTACTCCTCTAACACTATCAAAAAGATTATGAGAGTTTGCTCCTGTTCTATCTTTAAACCAACAGAAATCTGGTTGAAATCCTAATCCTGTAATAGACCTATCATCAGTTCCATCTCCTGTATAAATAAGTGTATTAAAATAATTTGATCCTTTATTGATAGTTGTATAAGCCATTATCCAAACTCCGCTAAGTTTTTAGTACATAAAGCATAATACCCTGAAGGTACAGCATATTCAAAGTTTCCGTAATCATTGGCATCACTATTTCCTGAAGAAATAGTGTAAGGTGGATTACCAAAATTAAAAGATGTTGTAATAGCAGAAGCACTCCAATTACCTACTGCTGGAAAATATAATTCTCCACTTCCTAAAGCAGTTATGGAAAATGTACCTTGTGATGAACCATTCAAATAAAATGTAACTTGATTGCCGTCTAAATCTAAGGCAACTCCTACAATATCATTTACAGCTATTGCTGAACCATAACCTGTAAATTGTGAACCATCTCCAACTGTAATAAATTTATTTCCATTACCACCATAATAACCGAATACCTTTGCCTCAGCTGGAGAAGATGGAGAATTATAACCAAGTTCTGCATCTAAATTATAATATTGATTAGCGCCTCCTATAGTTAATCCATCTTGGTCAGTTAATACTTTTACTTCCCAAAACCACTTACCTGTATCTACTCCTAAATTTCCTATTGCTGTTTCTCCTACTACACTACCAACTTCTAAATTACCGTTGGAAAATGTAACTCCACTTGGACCTGATGAACTTCCACCTTGAGCTGCTAAAGGATTTAATGTCGCAAAATTATTCGTAGGAATATCTGTGCTTTGATCTATGCTAGTTAAATTATTCACTGTGAAGTTATTTCCATTAGGACTAGAGTCTAATCCTAAGGAAGCACTGTTTTCAAATTTTAATCTAAAACCATTTGTTCCATAAGAAGAAATTCCAATAGGTATCGGAGTCCAGATACCATTAGCATTGAATTGACCAAAGGAAGTTGGGTCTAATGCTGTTCCATCTACAAATATGACTTCTGACATGTAGCCGTCAAAATATTGTGCAGAATCATAATTTCTTTTTCCAATAGAGTGTGAAGCTGACGCATTAATTAAAGTATCAATATTTTGAGATGGATAAGTACCACCTACTGTTTGTTGTACTCCATTAACATACATCTTTACTCTATCACTACTTGTTGCTTGTGATGTATCTACTGCAACAACGATATGATACCAAGCTGAAACATCTCTAAAGACTGCTGTTGTTTGAATATTAAATTCAGCACTGCCACCAACATCTTGTGCAAATTGTAATTTTTCATCAACAAATCTTATATTACATTCATTACTGCCATCTGAACCAGCACTTATAAGCATAACTGTGCTTCCTAATCCTGACCTTTTAACCCAAGAAGAAAATGTAAATATTTTATCTGATGTTGGTGTAGAAAATGTTCTTGATAAATAATCACTACTTCCATCATTAAATCTTAAACTATTCGCTGCTATGGTTGGAATCGGAGGCCAGTTGCCACCTGAGATTGCTTGATACTGTGCTGGTAAATCCCAAACACCTGAAGCTGAATCGGAAGTAGGGTTATTGGCAGGACCAATTATGCCTCCATTATCTCTGGCCATATGATGTGTCCTTTCGGTTCATCCTATGAACCTCCTATGAAATATCTTCGTAAGATATTGTGATGGTTAAATCGCCGTTTGCACTT